GCCCCCAGGCACGAGGTGTCTTAGTTTGTGTAAACCTTGACGATAGATTGGTCGGTGATTACACCGAGACCCCAGATTGCGTACCAAGCAAGAGCGTGTTCACGACCGAAGTCAAGAACGCCACCATCACGAAGTTCGACTGGGAGAGAGATTGCGTGACCAAAAGCGTTGTCACCAATCATGATGGACTCATAAACGGTTGCAGCAGTTGTGTTGCTTGAACCACCGTTTGGATAAGCTGTTGCACCAGCGTTTTCTGGGTTACCGCCAAGACCTGGACCAGTGTTAGCCTTTACAGGGACAGAGGTTTGGTCTGCAACAGTTCCGACAGAAGAGGTGTAGTCGATGACGCTTGAAGAAGCGAAAGACTTAACCTGAGTGGTTTCGATGAAGACTACGTCGTACAAACGTCCGATTTCACCAAGCATGAAGTTACCTGGAGCAGCGTACTTCGTTACTTCGATGAACTCTGGGTTCGAACGAAGGTCACGAGATTGCTTAGGGTGTACGAATTGTACGTAGGTCTCGCCCAAGCGAGGGATGTTCTTACCAGCAAGGGTAAGCGCAGCATCCTTAACAGCGCCTGTGGTCAGCTTGAAGTTACCTGTCAAGCCTGAGATGGAAGTTCCGACTGTACCTTCTACGTACCAGTCGTTGATGCCCTGGATACCTGAGCGGTCATAACCAAACACTGCTGATGTTGCAGCAGAGAGAGTGTTACGAGCCTGTGTATCGAGGTACTGAGCCATGTGGCGACCAAGAAGACGTGAAGCAGAAGCCATAACGTCATCGAAGGAAGCGTTCAAGAGCAACTCAGAAACAGCAACGGCATAACCGTTTTCTGCAACTGTGATTGCAATTTGCTCTGCTGTGAGAGCGTTGGTGGTCATACGAACACCTTCTGTAAGAGGTGTTGGGTCTACTGCGAAGTTCTTGTAACGCAAGAAGTTAACGCGGAGACCTGGAGCAACGCCGAGTTCTGTCTTCTTAACAGCGAACTGTTCGAAGCGAAGGATTGGCATAGCCTGGAACAAGATTTCCTTGGACCAGATTGTCTGAATTGCTTGGTTCAGGCTTGAGTTGGAGCCTGAGTAAGCTGTAGGTGCACTGGCGAGTTGTCCAGTACCTGTAATTGCACTTGCCATCTGAGGTCAAGTCCTTTCTTAGTTGGTTGAGGGGGTATTAACCGAAGAGACCCTGGCCTCTATTAGATGCAGCGCTGCCAAGCAACTTGGCTCGGTTCTTCGCATAGTCTGCCAATGACATGTCCCTGACTGAGTCAGGAGTAGCGATATGTTGGTCCGATTCGTTATCGAGGGGTCCTGATGCAGGAGCGGTAATGCGTGCTCCCACCATTTGTTGCCTTTGATTAAGCACAGTCTGTTGAACATCTTGCATGATTAGTGCAGTCTTTTCTTTCAACAAGCTGATGCTTTGTTCAATTTCTTCTTCTGAATTACCTGAAATCATATCTAGAAGTTGAGGGGCGATTGTTTCGCGCTCTTCTTCAATTCTGAATGCACGGTAGTTCATCACTTCTTGGAACTTGCGCTCTTTCTCTAGGAGAGCAAAGGCGCGTTCTCTTTCAAGACTTTCTTGCTCTAAACGAGCATTCCATTCTTGCTCCTTCTTAGCGAGGAGTTCCTTTGCGGAAAGTTCTTCTTCTTCTTTTGCTCTAAGAGCAGCAGCTTCAGCCGCTTCTTTTGCAGCGATAGCCGCTGCACGGTTTGCTGCTTCCTCTTCGCGCTCTCTCTTAAGAGAGGCGAGTTCTTCTCTCATCTTTTCCAACTGAGGATACAACTTTGCTTTCTCTTGTTCACGAGCTTTAGCAAGGTCGTCTGCGGTGTATCCCATAGCTCCCTCATTTGGGTTTGACTGTGCTGGAGTGTTAATTGCACCGTCAATGAGATGTCCCATTAAGGTGTCTCCGATGTTTTCTTGTTGGGTTTCCATATCAATCACTTATCTTTCTTGGGTTATTGTCCGAATGCCTTACGGCGTGCCACTTGGTTATGTGAGACAATTGCATATCATTTAAAGGCTTTTGTCTCGTTATATTCTGATTTTTTATCAGAAACTTAGTTATCTTTTTCTACCGTTCTTCTTTGTGGAATCTTTGTTCCGTAAGCTTGGGTTAGTAGAGCCTCACGAAGTGAGTTCTCAGATTGGTCTTCCATCATTGATGCCGCTTGGTTTTCAGGGCTGTCAATGTTGTCAGGACTTTCAGGTCCCTGAATTCCATCTCCCAGTACGTCACCGTCACCTAACTCCTGGGGAGTTATAGGAATAGCAGAGTTTCCATCTGGACCAGGCATCATGCCTGTCATATCCATGATTTCTTTCTGAATCTGAATCTTTACTAACTGTAGAGCTCCATCAGCCGTTGCATCAGCAATAAGCTCTTGGCGAATCTCTTCCAATTTCTCCTCTGGGAATTCCTCGCCAAGAGTACGGAGAGCGCCTTCCTTAGACTCAAGTCCCATTCCCAATTTAGTCTGGATTTCGTTAAGAAGAATCAGCTTATCCAAAGGCAATGGAGGAGGGAATTGAACATAGTTCATGTAGGTAATTGGGTCATTAGGGTCAAGCTGAGTTAGTTGGCCTGGTTTGATTGGGCCATCACTCTCTGGGTTATAAAGGAAAGTTTGTGGTTCTTTGAAAGCAAGGTTACGAAGAATCAGTTCGTTAATCTTCTCAATACCTTTTCCGTATTGAGCAACCTTTTGGCTGTAACGATTCATCAAAGGTTGATACTGAATAGAAAGCGCAACACCTGACGTGTTTGAAATTGGCTGAACTTGTCCTAGAGCAGTCTCTGGGATGTTCATGATTTCGTGCATTGAGCGCTTTAAGAGTTCTAAGTACTTTAGAGCTCCATCAATTCCTGACGCTCCTCCTTCAAGGTTGAAAACCTGAGAGTCTTTTGGAAGACCGCCCCAAACTTTCTTTGCGCCTTTTTCAAGGTTAGATGCTTTAGCACCGATAATAACTGTCACAGGGGAAGCGTGGTAGTTAATAATGTCTGCTACATCTGTTGAGATTTCGTTGTAAGCACGGTTAATGGTGATGATGTCATGAGCATCTGCAAGTCCCCATGGGGAACCTGATACAGGTACGTTAGGAATGTGAACTACAGGGATTACACCTAGTGGATTAGGCCGTGAATCAATGAGCTCATCGTTGATGTACTCTTCGATAACATCGTCAGTAAGGATTTCAGTGTAAGTAAATACCTGTCGTGTACCCTCTAAAGATGTGCCCCAGAAACGATATTTCTGTTTAAATCTCAGTAACCGTGTACGGTCATGTGGGTGAAACTCAGGGAAACAAAAGGAGGAGTTCATAGGAAGAATACGAACACGACCTGGGTGGAAGCCACCTGCGGAATCGTCCTAAGGCTCTTCATACGCGACCTTTACGAACACGTCGCCAGTAATTCCACCTTGTTGTGCCATCTCAAGTAGCACACGCATCTTGTCATTATCTACTTCCCATACACGCTCTAAGCGGTCAGGGACAATAGCTTCAGTTGCTTTAGGGGAACGGAAGTGCACGCCTTTACCAAAGGTAAAGCGTGCTAAAAAGTCATTGAATGCACGGTAGTAATTTACCGCAATTTGCATTTCGCCCGTCTCACGACGGTAACCCCAGTGATGACCTATTCAACCCAGGTACATCGCCCAATTGAGCGAGTACCTGTTTAAGCGCGGTCCATGTACCTCGAATTCGGGGCTATTCCTCGTCAGCCAATTCTACAAGTCCCAATGGGGAAATGGAGATTGTTAGGTCTGACGAGGCTGCGCGATAAGACGGAGGAGAAAAGTCTAGGAATGACATGCGCTAAATCACCTCCAATCCGTCCGTGACAGACTTGGTATGTGTCTGTTGAGTGCGTGATGCCCGCACTGCGTCAGCATTTTCGTTCTTCGAACGACTCATATAAGTTACTTTTTTTCTTTCTTATCTTTTTTAGAAGACTTCTTTTTGTCAGTAGCTGCTTCTTGCTTTTTCTTGTTCTCAGCTTTTTTCTTCTCAAGACCTTTACGACGGTCTTCTTCGCTTGTCTCTATAAATCTTCCACCATGCTCGGTGTATGTCTTACGAACCCAGTGTGATGCACCTGGATTTGGGTAGGTCGAGTACTTTGCTTTTGCCTGGGCGACAATCATGTCCCACATTTTCTGATTAGCTGGCTTTACTGCCATTTCGTACTCCTCTCAATACCCTATTGCCCCCACACTAATGCGGGGGCAAAGGTATGTCTCTATAAACTAGTCGTTAACTACAGTTGCAGATTGACGTTGTGTACGTCCGCCTGAACGAGCTACTTCTTCGATTTTCGCTGCTGAGTAATCGTTCATGGTTCCATGAGCGAACTCACCGAGGAACTCTGGTCCTTCAATCCAAGATGCTGAACCGACGTGGGCACGCTCTGAGAGTGTCTCAGCAGCAGGCTTTTCGAATACGTTAGCATTGCGGTTTGGGCGACCAGCAGCAGGAATCAAGCCCTGTTGCATACCCTTCTGAAAATCAGTTGGAACATCGGTATCAGTAGCAATACCCTCTTCGAAACGGAGTGGTCCACGGCGTGTTGCGTTGCCTGCACCCTTCATTTCGTAGACTTGTGGAGCACGCTCTGGAAAACGGGGTGCTGGTGAAATTGTCATTCTTACTCCTTAAGGATGTGTTGATAGGAAGGCCTATTCCTTGGGAATAGTTTCCACCCTTTTGGAGCCTTTTTGTTGTTAAAAGAAGGGATTACTAGAAGCAACTACTTCCGGCATAACAAGGTTCTGGGTAAGGCTGCAAGCAATAGAGAGTGAATCCACAAAGTCATCGTGGGCATGGGCTTCATCGGGGGCTGCAACCATGTAGTTAGGGCCTTTAAACGTAACTTCGGCATCCGTCATCTGCTGATAAAAACGCCTAAAAGTTCTTCCTCTGCGAACCTTTGCATGTGCAGGCCAACTAATCATTTTTCTCTGAATCAATGCCTGTAAGTGTTTCCACCTCTTCGATTGTTCTGATGGACTGGAGGTAAGAGCAGTTACTTCAGCGCGAGGCATTAGAAGCTTTAGACGTTGGGCTACTGCGTCTCCTACACCGTTAGCATCTACCCCTATAGCAAGCACGTCATAATTCTCTAAGAAGTTTACAATCTGAAAGTATTGTTCTTCCCAATCTTCTCCTTGAAGTTCCAACCAGTTCAACACTCGATGGTCGAAGTAGCCGAACTCGTCTGGCCTATCCCAGTCAACCCAAACAACAGTGACTACTGTTGAGTCAGTCTTACGAGCTGGGTCAATTCCCACTACTACGGGAGTTTTATGCCATGCTCTTACGACCTCTTGCGAAGTGTCTCCTAACTCATCCATGACTGTAGAAGTGACGAACATACCTCTTTCTAACAACCATTTGCAGTTATGAGAAGCTAATCCTTCTGCGATAAAGGTTTTCGTCGTTGTTTCAAGAGCTACAACCTCTTGCTCACCAACATACTCCACTGAAACAACTAGAGGGTGTTCAAAGTCTTGTCCGACGAAATCATGACGGCCTATAGACCCGAACTCATCCAAGTTCACTTTCTTAAGTAATCGTTCTGGACGTATTTGTCCCAAGAATCTAGACATGCTCGCACGTCCGCCTGCTATATGGAGAACAGTTACATCGCCATTAGTACCTGTGTCATGCCGTTCCCAATACTTAAATCCCAACTCAGTCAGATACTTCCTTACCTTTGAAAGCATGACATTATCTCTCTGAGAGAATCCGAGCATTGCTTGACGAGAGAAGTGCCCCTCCCCATCAAATGCAGCCGCTAGATACCCTGTTCTATAATCTTCTGCACTCTCCCAAGTATCTAATATTTTAAAAATACGGTCTGTAGTAAGTAGCTCGTCTGTGCGTTTCCACACTGTTCTACGACCAGCTGTTGATACTAGCCATAAATGTCCATCTGATGAGCCCACAACTGTGCCGTCTGACAGGGCTATATTGTAAGTAGGACGAAGTATGCGCTCCGCTTTAGTTACAGTTGTTTTCCGTATTTTTCTATGAGCACCTTTAGTAGTTGGTTCTTCGTCGAATCCTACGAGAGTATCTCCAACTTTTACAGACCCAATCTCCACATACTGAAGGTCTGAAGTAAGGACTTTAGTAGTTGGAACAAGGCAGTTGTACGACATCTGAAATTCATCGGAATCTTCACCGATACGAAGCATCTCTTTTCGAATAAATTTTTCGTAATTAGGTTGGACTTTCGCGACTTCTTTCCAGTCCCATTGGAAATGATTTTGCCGTGAATTACGCCCAGTTTGACGACGACGGTTGAGTTGAATACTTCTGTAAAAGTTGTTTTTGCTTGTTGTTGGTGTACCTGTTTTTACCATCGTTCCTGCGTAGTAAGCCAACATAGGAGAGATTGATTTGGATACTACGAAGTCATCCGCTTCTTGGCACTCATCAATAACTACCAAGTGGAACGACTTAGATTCAATCTTTGCACGAGGGTTAGCAGTCATCATAGTGATAGTAGAGCCTGATTTTTTAAGCTTAATCTGCCGAGTAACTCCACCCACACGAGCTGTGCTATCGTCAATCTCTGGGTCATCCATGATTTCAATAGCACGCTCAGACGTAAGACGAGTCACTGCTCTCCCGAACAGAGTTTCGGCCTGTGATTCTGTAGGAGCAAAGAGTCCTACCCATAACCCATCTTTAAATTTTCCAAGAAGGTCTGGATACAGCTTTGCAAGCCGAGGTAAAAGAACCATCAATGTTGCTACGACATCAGCTACTGTTTCAGATTTACCTGACTGACGAGATGCAAGAGCAGTTATTTCTTCACCATCATTGATGATTACGGACTCAATTATCCGTCTAGCTAAAGGTTTTTGGTAAGGGTGTAAATCGTGCCCAACAAGGACTACTAAAAAGTCCATAATTTTTTCGATGAGTTTATTTACAAATTGTTGAGAAAGCTCATCTAACTCTTCTTCCTGCTCTTCTACAACAGGTTCTTCATCCTGGAGATAAAAGTCAGGATTTATCTCTTCAAATTTTTCTTCGTCGTAGTTTTCCATGTGTACCTATCTAGACAGCGAAGCCCACCGAAGTGGGCTCGCTAGACCTGGAGAGAGAGGTGAAGCAAGAGAATCATAGCATAGATTCTGTGCGTCGCCTCAATTCTTTTGTGATTTCGTAAAAAACTTCTGCACCCATAACCATCTCTTCGGCAACATCTTTATTCGGATTCTTTTGCCAAACGGTAGACATCTTTCCAATCGTATACATCGACTGTTCCATCCATTGCAGCAAGTCTGGAGTGGAGAGCATTGAGACTCTCTTCTGTATCCGTGTTTGCTGGGGGCGGTGTCCATCCCGCTTCTTCAGTGAAATCATCGTAAGTCGCTTCCCTGCCATCCACCGCTTTGGTGAGGGCATCTTCTTCATGTGTTGTTCCTGTCCAATAACCAAGGACTAATGCCTTGTATTTAGGTAATCGTACTATGAAAGGTTTAGAGGTCCTAAATGGTTCTTCGATTTCTTGGGTCCAACCTCTGACAATTACTTTTTTCCCCCAGTCATATGGGAATTTAGTTACTTGAACAAATGTGGGTCCGAAGTTATGCGTCCTTGGCATCTCTACCTTTTCTTTGGAGTAGTCCTTTTTGCTGTAGCTTTCTTACGTTGGGCATAGAAATTCTTGCCCTTTTTCTGAATCTGTACAGCGCGAGCAATCCTATAAAGATTTTCACGAACTTGTGGGCTAACGTCACCTAAAGTTGCTGGGCCACGAGGATGGTAGTCCAATACTGAATAAATATAGACGCCCTTTGAGTTTGTTCTCTTAAATTCCTGCCACTCATTTGGGTTTACTTCATAGTAGTTGTAGAAGGTACCATCACGGAAAACGACAGTAAGGACTTCGCGCCCTGAATCATACCCTGCAGCTACAGTTCGTGGACGGTCTGGGTCACTTGTTGAAGTAGGAACCATAGTGATAGGAGCAGGACCTCTTCCTTCATCAGCTTGTGGCCCCTTTAGACCTGGAATTATCAACTCTCCCGTATCTATGTCTTCGTCATAAGATTGACGGTAAGAGGAGCGGTCAACTGGATTTCCAGCAGAATCAAAGTAGCCTAAACCAGTGTCCACACCAGTAGCAATTGCTTCTCCTGCTTGGTTACGAGATTGGGCAGTCCTAAAAGTTTGGGGGTTGTAATAACTAAGGATGCTGGTGTCTTCACTTAAATCAATGAAATCATTAAACGCGCCTTTTGATGCAGCAGTAGGAACGTTAGCGAAAGGATTTGTTAACCCAGCATTGAATAACCCTGTGGCCTGTGCTTTTGTGTAGCCAAGCATACGGCCTGCGCCAATTGCGCGTTGCAATTCCTGTGCAGACGGTTGGGCCATCTTGCGCCCACCTGTAGACCCACCGCCTGCACGAGAAATTGCCATTTAAACCCTATTAGGCGTAAGGCGTAATAGTGATAGCAGCGCCCACTGCGATGCTCGAAGCACCTGCAGCGATTGACTGAGTCTTGATGGTTCCAGAGGTTCCCTTAACTGTAGGAGTACCTGTAGGAGATGCGACAGCAATAGCTGTGGTGTTGTTAGAGACGAACGATACGGTGTTCGTAGCGTTTGCTGTAACTACCCATGTGCCATTGAGTTCTGTCGTAGTTGAATCTGCAAGACCAGCAATTGTGATGCTTGCTCCAACTGGGAATGCTGCACCAGCACCTGTAGCAGTAACTGTTGCGGTTGCTGAACCAGAGGTACGAGCAGCAGCAGTAATTGAGATAGGTGTGTTGGTTGCAGAAGATGCAGTTGTAGGTGTCAACTCTGTGTCATTGAGAGCATCTGTAGCGAGAACTGTTGTCAGACCTATAACGCTAGGAACGAGAACATAGTCAACTCCGCCAGACTGTGAGCCTGTGGTGTTAGGTGTGTAGAGTGGGTATCCATTCCAACCAGTCTCTGCGATGTCATGCGTATCAAGAGCGTAGTTCAAGTCTGAACCGCCGTTTGCTGTACGAACATCGTTAGGTTGCAGTGGGAAGTTACCCCATACAAAGTCAACTACAACGTTCCCAGCGGAATCGAGGAGATGACCGTCATTGTTGGTAGCCATTTATATCCTTTCACAATCATGATTGTCGAGTTCAGTCTCTAGAAGTATTTCTTCGCAGTCGCGACATCTGAAGAAACGTACATTATCTAAACCTACATGTAGAGAGTCCGAATGGTGGTCCTCGTATTCCATCTTGGGTTGGGCTAGAACTTCAGGTGGAAACGGTCCTCTAGGGCTGTGCGCTACTGATGGTACAGCATGACCCTGCACCGCGAACTTGCGAATTAAGGCCATTTATTTTGCCGTCTTTTTAACTGTCTTCTTCTTTATCGGTGCGGACTCCTCTATAGCAGGAGCCCGAACTCCTAGCGTCTTGGAGATTTCATCCAGACCTTTTTGCCACTCTTCCGTAGTCTTTAGTGTTCCAGCTTTCTTCCTAGCCTCTAAAAATCTAGGGAGATGGTTGTTGCAATACTTGATGCTTACTTCAGGTGTTATTTCGTATATGAATAGCGCAGGGCTATCGCAATTGGCACATTTCATTTGTTTCTCCGATGTTACTTTTTTAGGGAACGAATTCGTCCAGTCTTAGGGTCACGAGTCACTGAAGGTCCAGTTTTCTTCTCTGGTGTCATCTCAGGAGCTACTTGTTCTGCAGCAGCTTTAGGGGCTCGTCGTGTTTTGTTCTTTAAAGTAAAGTTTGCTTTTACATCTCCATGCTGTAAGGACATCTCTGTACCTGGTTCAGCGTGCTTTCTAAGTGCACCGATAAACTCCATTTGCCGACCATGAGCAGCATTCCCCTGCTCTAAAGTCTGGGCGTGTTCTTGTGCGGAGAGCTGTGACACGTTCTGGTGTCTTACATTTTCAAGCTCTACATTGTGAGCATGTACAACTCCAGCATGTTGCATAAGATTTTCATGGTTCTGTTGGTTTAGTGCAGACGCATGTTGGAATGCCAACTGTTGGTGCATAAGGCCATTCACACTTGACAGTCTCTTTTTAATACCGCCAGACATCGAACCAAAAACGTCAGATGCGTTACTGTTGTTTAAGTTAGCCAATTCCATGGATAAATGGTCTCTTATTGGAGTGGATTGTTGGTGCTAAACAAAAGAAAAAACCCCCACTTTTAATATGGGGGCCTTTCTTGAGGTAATTAAGGTTACTTAGTTTGGTCAGGAGCCACTGTAGAAGCTTCCTTTTCGACAGTATCGACAACCTCATTGATTGCCTTAGCTCCGACATTTGCCACAACTGACTCTGGTAGGCCAGTGGTCTTTGCTACCTTGTTGTAAAGGCTCTTTGGGTTAGCCTTAATAACGATTGGAAGAAGAACACCTTCTACTACAGACCAAAATACAGTCGTGTAGTTGTGGGCGCCCTTAGTTGTAAGAGTCTTAACTACGTTAGCTACGACAGCGATAAAAAGACCATATAGGTAGTGCTCGATAATTACTTTTGTTTTTGCGCTTAGCTTCATCTCTATTCCTCTATGTTGTTTGCGTATGGAGTTACGATATGGGACTCGGCCGAGACATTAGGTGACGACGAGTTTGGTGTATGAGACGATACACCTGCTAGGGCTGCTGTTGCAACTGCAGCGAGGTGTTTTGGGTCAGTAGAGTAACCTGTAGCCGCCCAAGTACCTAGGGCAGCAGTGCCAGCAATCGTAAGATGGACTGGACTGTCAAAGTTAAGCTTTATTCCCACGAGCGTGCTCCAATATCTCGTTTACATGCCTACGAAGTTCCTCAATATGATTATGAGTCTCTTGGTCTAGCTTTAGGTCTTTAGTAATAATACGCCTGTCTTCATCCCCAGAACGGTTAGTTGCGTTCAAAAGAAGGCCAGAAAGCAGGATTGACTCTAAGGAAACTGTAAGAGTCAGTAGATTAAAGGGGTAAGGGTCAAACGCCGCAAAGGTCATCCAGATAGTCCAAAAAATCATGTGAGAAATTAAGAACCACGGTGAACCAAAAGCAACGGAGCACCAGTCAGATATTTTCTGAAAGTTCTTCATTCATTCGCCTTAGCTACCATAGAGGTGTAAGTAGCGGCATCAATTCCCTTACCTTTAGAGGCTTTAAGCCCTGGGTACAACCCTTGGTATATTGGGACTAGCGCCATATCCTGCTCAGTCAAAATAGAGCTCACTAGATTTGCTGGAAGTAGCCCTGCATTAGCCAAAGCTTTTGCCACAACAAGTTCCACTTTTCCTTTAGCGCCAACCTTAAAGGCTGATGTACCAGGAAATGGAGGAGCGACAATAACGGTAGGCGCCTTTGTAGGAATTGGAGCAGGGGTGTTTGCTGTATGTATGGCTGCAGCGCCTCCTCCAGTTAAAGCGGTAGCGCCGGCCACACCAGCTGCTAATCCCTTGTTTTGCCCCAAAGACTTTGTAGGCGCAGAGTTAGCTGTGTACGCAGGACGAACAATTGCCAGAACATAGAGATAAGGACGATGGCGACGGTAGCACCCATCACCGTTAGCTTGGTTTCCTGTGTAGCTTTCAGGCCCAGTGTTAAACCCAATAGCCGTAATGCCGTCTTTAGAGGCCGCCTCAACAATCTCTACGTGGTCAGCGACCCCATTACCGGACCATGAGTAGAACACCAAGTCTCCGGGCAGGGCGGAATACTTATCCACAACCTGCTTGTTCTTCTGAAACCAAGTCAGTCCAGCAGGGCAATACGCAAACCCTTTGGGGGTTTGGGCGGCAACTAGATGAGAGGCGTTTGCTTGAGCAAAGCACCATGAAACTCCCATAGCGCAGTAAGACTCATTAGGAATTCCATACCAAGTTCCATATGGATTTTCATTGTTAGGGCCTTCTACAAACCCAATTTGAGTACGAGCAATGTTTACGATATCTAAGCCACTGGTCACTGGTAAATCAACCTTTCTGCTAAATCTCCTGGCGTAACTATGTTTGCAGGTTTATTGCACAAATCTATTTTTGCTGCGTCATAGCAAAGTGCTACTAGTTCTGAGCAAATAACTCCGTATCTTTCAGACATTTTCTCTAAGAGAGAAGTATTAGCAAGAAGCTTTAATCCCAGTATTCTCAAAGCTAGATTAGCTATATCCAAGAATCCATAGGGCCTGTCTATAAGACGGTGTGCCTCATTTACGATAACTTCTCGTTGCCCATCAGTAAGCTCCTCATGCTGGTTCCACCCAATTAAGTCATAATCAGAAGCTTTACTGATGCAAACTCCTGTCGGCTTGGCTTCAATAATGAGCCCGTCACCGATATAAACAACCGCATGGTTCCAACGAGACATCGTCCCAACACGTATGAGCTTTCCAAACGCACCTTTAGTTTTTATAACTCCATAATCTCCTGGACGTGGTTCATACGCCATTGTCCACCTCCGCTGCTGGAGAAGAGTTTGCGTTTCTAAAGCGGATTGCTTCCCACAAAGGTCCTGGTATCTCGTGAATACCGAATCTCGTCCTGTGATGAGCAGTGCAAAGTACCTCTAGATTTCCAGGACTTTCAATCCACTCTTGGAAGTCTTCGTCACTTTCAAAATGCAGCCCAAAGGCTTTTTCTATTCTCTTTGGGTCAGTGTTGTTTATCTGAGAGAATTCAACATAACTGTGATGCAATTCTGGAGTCCCAGAACAAAGGTCATCATCAATGATGCACTTCCAAAGACCTTGACGTTTAATGCGAGCCTTTGCTTGGTTAAACAGGTGATAGTGTGGGTCGGTTTCACGAGGTTCGTGAGAAGGTACGTTTGTTATGAGGTGAATAGCAAGGTGCTCGGAATGAGCCTCTGTCATTATTCTCCTTCTTCTACATGTTGGTCGAAGCGACCTTCAAGACGTGCTTGAGCAACTTTTACTTCAGTAATGTCTTCTCTAATCTCATCTTGCCGACGGTCCAACTTACGGAGTAACGGCAAGACTTCCAAAACAATTTTGTCATTCAATGAAGTGCCATGATTTGGCTTCAACTCAGCAAGGTAATGTTTAACAAGCCAACGCAAAGCGATACCTAAACCTCCAATAATGGCTAAAGCAGCGGAAATTGATTGGAGCCAGTTAGCGACACTCATTTGGTAAACCTCACTGGAGATGTATAAAGCGACATGCAGTAAAGGTTGTCCGTATCAGTACCACTG